AACGGATATTCTGAAAGAGCTGGTGTTGCTCAGGCTAATAACACAGATGCTCTTTTACTTGCTGAGGCTGATAGTTGTCTGGCTGGTAATATTATCGGAGAAGATGGTACTCCTATTGTCCTTACAAAAACTAACGTCATTAAATATATCCTCCAGCTTGGCCTTGCTCTTAATAAAGCCAGCTGTCCCAAAGATGGTAGATATATGGTTATCCCTCCTGAAATGGAATATATTTTAAAAGACTCTACTCTTAATGTAGCCTCTACTATGGGAGACGATAGCTCAGTTTTGAGGACTGACTCTATTGGTACTCTCGGAGGCTTTGAGTTTTTCCCTTCTCAGAATATTAAAATGACAGGTGGAGGTGGAGACGTTTTTAATATTGCCTGTGGAGTCAGGGAGTATCTAAGTTATGCTAACCAGATTAACAAACTCAGGGCTGTTGTTATGGAGGCAGAGTTTTCTACTCAGATTAGCGGTTTAAATGTTTTCGGATATAAAGTTTTTACGCAATATAAAAAACTCGGAGCTTGTTTAAAAGCTCAGATAACAGTAGCATAAACCTTTCTTTTACTACCTCCTATGGTAAAGAGAAGGTCAAGAAGGAGGGAGTTTAAACACTCCCTCCTTTTGTTTAACTAAACTATAAACCCCTAATGGAGATAAAAAAAATGTCTGATAAAAAAGAAAAAGCCATTGACCCCAAAACTCTTTATAATGTCAAAAGAAAGTCTGATGGATATACTCAGCAAATGACGCTAGACCAGCTTAACCAGAAAAAGAAAAAGAAAACTTTTGACAAAGATTTTGAGGAGTTAGGCAAAGTCAAAAAGCAAACTAAAGCCGAGGCTGAGGCTGACGCTAACGCCCTCCTTGACACAAAAATTAAAGACGCTAAAGACGGTATAGCTGAGGCTAAGGCAAACCATAAAAGCCTTAAGGATGCTAAAGCCGATAAAGAGGATATCTTAATCGCAAAACAGGCAATAGAAACGGCTGAGGCTGTTTTAGAGGAGCTTAAATAAATGTCTGACTTAGTAGTAGATACTAACTCTTATGTTACTGACGCTGAGGCTCTGTTAATTCTTGCAGACCTTATTAATGTCCCTCCTGATTTTGTTGTCCCAGCCTCTACAGAGTTAAGGAGACCTTATCTTATAGTGGCTTTTGACCAGCTTAACAATTACATTAATCAGCCTGACCTTATAGCCGACTCTGACTATAAAGATGAAATTAAAAAAGCTCAGGTAGTCCAGTCTCTTTATTCTTACAAGCAAGTCAATGACGATTTTGAAAAGAGACGGAGCTTAATTAAGCAAGGTGTTAAATCGGCTGGGATAGTTAAAGAGGCTTATAGTGGCTCTGGGGGAGGAGCTGAAATTTCCCCAGACCTTTTTAATATCCTCCCTATTGAGATTGTTGTTAATGGAGCTAAGGGTCAACCTCTACATATAAGGTAGATATGTTATGGCTCAAGATATTAACTCTGATATCATACAGGAGTTTATTAATGCTCTGACCTCTGAGACTTTCAGAGCTAAAGACTTTGTTAAAAAGAGAGAGTTGGTTAAAGCCATTGATAAATTAAGGGTCTTGAAGTCGGAGACCCTTAACAATATTGATGAGAAAATTTATAGAGACCTTTCAGCGGTTTATGATAAACACCTTTTAGACTCAGATAAAATTTTCGCTGTTTTCGGAAGTACAAAGCCAAAGCAAGCGGTTAGAGAGAGCCTGATAAACAAGATAGGCTCAGAGACCTCTAACGACTATAACAAAGTCCTCAGTAGCCTCCTATCCAATACAGAGAGCCTAATAAACCGTACCTCTGTTAATGCTCAGTTTACCAAAACTATCAGAGATGAATTAAAAACTTTTGCAGACCAGAAAACAGAGACAGCGGAGAGGCAAATTTCCAGACTCTACAAAGATGATTTATTAAGGACTCAGGCTAAAAATATTAAAGACGGTATTATTACCATTAATGGTAGGAAATACAATTACCGAAAATATTTAAGAATGGTGCAAAAAACCCAAAATAGTGCTTTAGCCAATGAGCTACAGCTGGCTAGGACTCTGGAAACTAAAAGCGATTTAATACAAATCTCCGAAACTGGGACTGGAGATTTTTGCGCTTTTTATGAGGGCAATGTTTACAGCCTCTCAGGTAACAGCTCTAAATATCCATCAGTCTCAGCTCTGCCTAATTTCCCGCCTCCATTCCATCCTAATTGTTTGCATACTTTTGACCCCTATACTGAGCCTGATAATATGACAGCTGAGGAGAGAAAAGCGGTTACTACTCCTAAAAGATTTCAACAACAAAAATTTGAGAGTAGAGAGAATTATGTCAAACGAATGACAAGAGCCGAGAAAAAATATGTTAATCCTAAAACGGTTACTGGGTCTGGAAAAACTACTTTTGCTGGAGGCTCAAGGAATACAAATTATTATGATGCTCAGGGGGTCACTCCTCCAGCTGGGACTCCTAAGCCGATACCTCTTGATAAGCCTCCTGTAGTGCCTAAAGCTCCTGTAGTGCCTAAACCTCCAGTTAAAAAGCCAGCGGTTAAAAAGCCTGTAGCCCCTAAGCCTACTCCAGCTCCTAAGAAAACTCCTCCTCCAGCAAAGCCCAAAGCTCCAGAGTTTAAACCAGCTACAACAGTTAAAGAAGCTCAGGCTTACGCTGAGAAAAACTTTACAACTGATAACGCTGTTAGTTATAGGGGTTACTCTTTAGACTCAGCTAACCAGATTAATAAATCTCTACATGAAATGATAACTGTTAAAAAAATGCCTAAAGTCTCTCAGATAACTACTAAGGTTAAAGAGTCAACAGCCTCAGCCAGTTACGGAACTAAGTCAAATAAATTAAACCTCAAACCTAAATATTTTAAAAATGCTAATACTATTCCTGATGTGGAGACCAGAGACGCTAAAAGATATCAAGACGCTGTTACTACCAGAGAGACAGGAGGTAAAAATATTTTAAATAACAAGTTTGCTAAAGATATTAATCTTACTCTGGCCGATATTGATAATAATCCTAGCTATTATAATGTTTTGAGAAATAAAGGTTTAACAAGTGAGCAATTAGGTAAGCTCTACAGACAGCCAGACTCTCCAGAGGCTTTGTTTATCAAGTCCGTTAGGGATTATAAACAGGCTCAGGGTAAAGCCAAATATGGAATTAACGGAGCTAAGTACGGAGTCGGAGACGATATAGGAGACACCGTAAGACACGAATTAGGACATCATTTTGAGGCTAAAGGTTTTGAAATGGCTAAGGCTGGGAGTAAATACGCTAACAAAGATGTTTTCCAAGACAGGCTTTATACTATAGCAGAAGATTTTAAAAGTAGTAAGGGCTATTATAAAATATCGGCTTACTCTAATTATGAGTATAAAGTTACAAGATTTGGAAATCCCAGAGAGGCTAAAACAGCGGAGGCTATTGCTGAAATGTTCGCTGGATATTTTTATAAGACAGACCAGTATAGGAAACGTTTACCTAAAGAATTTATAGACTTTATAGAGGAGTTTTTTTAATGGTTTATTATTGCTCTGAATGTTCTAACTTTTTAGCTGAGGATTTTAATTGTATCCTTTTTCCTAAAGACAAAGAGATACCTAACAATATTATAGAGGGAGCTTTTCCCTGTCCTTATTTAAATAAAGATTTAGATAGGCTGTCTGTTATGGAGGGTCTGGACATAAAAAAAGAGGCCGAGAGAATTAAAGGAGAGGCTGGAGAGCCTATAAAATCTGAGGAGGTTTATTAAAATGATTAAAGACTATGCTAATGCTGATTTGATAGTTAACCGTTATGGCTCTGTAGATGCTAATGGAGCTGTTACATATAACGCTGATGTAGATACTCATAGGGTCAGGGCTGACGATACAACAAAAACATTTAAGACCGCTGAGGGAGAGCTTTTAGAGGCAGATAAGATAGTGATAACTGACAGCGATTTAAATATTACAGCCTCAGACCGTTTAGATATTGACGGCACTTTATTTGATGTGATAACGGTTAAAAACGTCAACAGCTTTTCGACTGTCTTACATCAGACGGTTTTTGTATCGGAGATAGTTGATAATGGCTGATGGAGCTAAAATTAAATGGAGGGAAAAGAACCGTTTAAACAGACTCCTTTCTAAAAGGGCTAAAACTTTAGATAGGAGGGTTGAGGGTGCTTTACATCTATCTGGTAATTATGTTTTGAGGTTGATAAGAGAAAAGACCAATGTTAAATCTGGAGACTTGAGAGACGCTTTAGAGCTGGGAGCTGTTATCCTAACTCCTCACGTTGTTTATATAACTATCTACTCCTCTGGAAAATTTGGTACTGAGCCTTATAATAGATTTATTGAGGCTGGAAATTGGACAGAACTAGGAGCAATATCTAAGGCTCATAACAAGGGAGGAGACGTAGGTAAACACGCTTTTAGTCGTACCTTTGAGGATGGAGTTACATTAAAGGGAGCTATGGATTTAATTAGAAAAACAATTTTTAAAAATTAGGGAGTAAAGTTATGGCATTTCTTACAACAGAAATCGGAGCAAAGATAGGGACTGAAATATCAGAGATAGTTTATATAGATAATATGCCTAAAAAATCAGGAGTCTATATAAAAGATATTTCTAACTCTAACTCCTTTCAGACTGAAATATCTGAGTATGTTTTAGAGGTCAGAGTTAGAGTAGCTTTTAAAGATACCGAGTCTGGATTTACTAAGGCTAAAACGATTAGAGAGTATCTACACAAAAAGACAGGAGGAGATTTAGGTTTATCATCTTATGATATTGCTGTTATCCGCTGTCTGGATATCCAAAAAGAAAAAATTGACCTTAGCAAAACTTATGAATACATTATTATATTAACTCTAAAGACAAAGGATAAATAAAAATGGATAGAGATACTACTCTTGAATATGTTAAAGATAATTTAGTAGTCTCTGGGATTTCTAATATTATCAGGGAGGTTATGGAAGATGGAGAGGAGCTTAATCAGGACTTTACAGCTTTTCCTTTAATCATTATAGATGCTGGAGACTCCTCTGATGAATTATTTACTTCTAGCCAGTCCAGAGAGGAGTTAAATATTAAAGTCCATATTTATACTCAGGGTGAAACATCAGCTGTTATCTCTAACTATGTAAAAGAAGTAAAGAATTTTTTTAGGACAGATTATAAGCTAGGTAACACCGCTGTTTTAGTTTCCAATGTGGATATAGAAGAAACTATCTCTGGAGAGGGAGAGGTACAAGAGACCATAGTAACAGCGACAGCTTTATTAAATACTGTACATACATAATAAATTTTAATTTAAAAAAGGAGTTGTAAGATGAAACTTACAAGTTATAAAAGTAAAATGGCTATAGGGCTGGAGTCAGCCTATGCTGTTAAAGCTACAAGTTTTAATGTTGTTAGGTTGGTAACTGAGAACATAATTAAAGACCCTGTTTTTATTCGGTCTAACGCTAAATTTGGGGTTAACGGAAAAATGGCCAGCTATCACGAAAGTATTAAATACGGAGGGACTGTAGTAGCTGAGTTGGACTATTACGATAGTCTCCCTCTCCTTATGGCTCTATGTGGGGCTAGTGCCTCTGATGTTACTACTACTCCTGATACTCCAGCTGTAGGCTATACCGAAAACGTTATTAAACTTGGAGAGGATTTTTCCCAGTCCTTTACTGTCCTCAAAGATACTGGAGGAGAGGGTTTAAAAATGTATGTAGGGGGAAAAGTTGTATCAGGGACTATTACTATAGCCTCTGGAGGAGCTGTTACTATAGAGTTAGAAATGGCTTTTAAGAATGAGGAGGCTGTTACCTCTGAGACCGTTCCTACATTGATTGAGAGGGAGTTAATGACTCTTGCTGATGTTGTTTATAGAGTCAAGGCTGATGCTGACCAGACTCTTGCTCCAGCTGATGAGTATGAGGTATCTGTTATTACTCACAATATCGCTTGGAATTTATTAATAGACGCTTTAGTTTCTGGAGGCTTAATCCTTGAGCCTATTCCCTCTGGAGCTAAGGAGGTAACTCTCTCTCTTGAAAATCCTGAGTTTGACGATGCAAGTCCAGAGCTGGCAGTCCTTAGAGATGCTAAAGGAAATGATACTCCAGTAACTCAGGACTTTACGCTTACAACTACTGAGGTTGGAAATGCAGAGGCACTATTAAAAGTAGAGTTTCAGCGGTCAAAAGTTGTAGCTGGTTTTGAGCCTGAGACCTCTGATGAAATAATTCCTGTTGCTGGGGAAACTCAGCCTTATAGAAATGCTGAGTCTGACGCTGAGGACAAAGAGTTTTTTATTACTTACATAACAAAAGACGTACCTTAATTGGTATCTGGTAAGTAGGGGTTTACCTCTCTCTTGTTAGGGGAGAAGTAGACCCCGAAAGCCTTTTTTATTTAACTACCCTAACAGGAGAAACATTATGATACACATTGAAAAAAAAATAAAGAAGTACGAAAAAAAAGAGGGAGATAAAACCTACAGGCTCTTTTTCCATTTAGATAATAAAGAAAAAATACAGAGTGAGAAACTGTATTATGAAATGAAAGACAGCACTAATCCAGCTGACCTAAGCGAATTCTCTTTTGATGTTTGCTGTATTGCTCTTAAAAAGGTTGAGGGTCTTGACATTGACCTTGATAAACTTAAAGGAGAGGAGAGAGAAAACGCTGTTATGGGTATTATTGCTTGTACTGAGCTTATTGGAGTGGATGATTTATTTGACATAATGATGGAGGCAAGAGGCTTGGGAAAGTCTCAGGAGGCTATAAAAAAGGCAAAGGAAAAGAAAAAAAAGCCTTCACACAAAAAGAACAGTTAGAAAAATATTTAAGACGGTATTTTATAGCCTCCGTTTCCGATGAAGTTTGTTATAAATGCAGAAAAGATAAGCCTAAGCTCTGGGAAAAATGTAAAGAGTCAGGGTGTTGTAAAATCGCTGGGGGACTACCTCACACTTTAACCAGCGACAACAGGACAGCTTTTGAGATATATCAAAAGGCTCTTTTATTTAGCTCTGATAAAAATATAAGTCTGGATAGATTAGATTTTGTTATTAACAACTATGACTATATTGTAAGCGATAAGCCCTATGTCTTAGATATGGTTTTATTTATAAAAAGATTTCATGAAAAATATGTTAAAGGCTATCACAGATTACAAGAGGACAGAAAAAAAAGAAAAGATGAAAAAGAGAATATAAAAAAAGCTCTTAAAAAGGATAATAAAAATGGCTGATAATTTATTGAAAGGCAAAATTGAGATTGAGGTTGCTAAGTCGATAGCTCAGATTAAAACTCTTAGAAAAGAAGTTTCTAAGATGCAAGCTAAGGCTGGGACTGGTCTTAAAAAGGTTGATAAATCTACTCAAGGCTTATCTAAATCAATGGGTATACTAGGTAAGGCTTTGCCTATTTTAGGGATAGCCGTTTTAACAACTGGAATAGTAAAGCTAGGGACTGCCTCTGTAAAAACCTTTGCTAATTTTGATAGGTCAATGTCTAAGTTGAGAGCCGTCTCTGGGTTAGTTGGTAAAAATTCTTTGCAATATAAGAACATGGAAAAGCTGATTAAAAAGATGGGAGCAACAACAGAGTTTACAGCTATACAGTCAGCCTCAGCAATGCAAGTATTAAAACAGTCTGGACTTTCTACGGCTGACGCTATGGAAACGCTTGAGAGTACCCTTAAAATCGCTCAGGGTACAGGAGAGGACTTAACCTCTACAGCGGAAACTCTCGCTGGAGTTTTAAATTCCTTTAACTTTTCTGGAGAAAAATCTAGTAAAGTTGCTGACGTTATGGCGGATAGTTTTAGAAA